CTTCTGTTCTTTTATCAACAGATATTAAAGTGGATGCCATCCAAGCAAACACACCAAAAGAAAAGGTTGTGACAACACCAACAAATATTTCTTTTTTTATCGACATTTCCACCTTCTTCTTGCTTGTCTTAAACGACTGTTAGGATCTTTAGCTGCTTTTGGAAACTTCTTCATTTGTCCAGCTGATCTGGCGCAAAATGATTTTCTCCTTTTAGCGTCCTTACTTCCTTTTTTAACTTTACCAGTTACTGCAGTTTTAAGTTTTGAACCAGGATTGTCTCTTCTGTATTTTGCAACACCTGCCTTAGTCATACCTGCGCCCTTTTTAGTAGGGCGAAAGTATTTCTTAGTTTTAGGTGGCTGTTTATCTCTCTTTCTAGCCATTAGGATAGAAAGATCGTTAGTTTATTACCGCTACCAGAAAATGCAGATACAAATGCTCCATCCTCAGCTAATATTCCATTATCAGGTATGTTTAATGTATGTAAACCTGTTGGAAAGCTTTGAACAAGCAAACTATCTCCACTACTAGTGCCATTCTTAATGGTCAAAGCTCCTGTAGCTGCAGCAAATATAACAACCTGCCTTATTCTTGATCTTGAAGGTCCAACCACAGCAGCAGAATCTCCTTGATCAAAATTAAAGGCTTTTACATCTGAGTGTGCCATATTTTCCTCCTGCTATGATGCATCAGAGGAGCTTGATAAACCAAAAAACTTTAAGACAACTGTTGTATCTGCTCCTGGATCACCTGAAAGAACAATCTCAACTTCATCTGCTGTTTCTGTTGCAGCAGTTGTAGTTCCTCCAGACATTCCTAAAACACCATTACACGGGAAAAACCCTTTAAAACCTGTAGAATTTACAGCTGCTGATATTCCATCAACAAAGCCATCTGGATCGGCATCTGTGCCAATATCATTTAAATTTACAGAGTTACTTGCAGCACCAGTAACAGCTACTGTCACACCCATTGGGATAAAATTAGATGGTATGCCAATTGAAGACTCTTTACCAGAGGTTGCTCCATCAGCTACAGTAATTGTTGCAACGTAAGTTTCCATTGCCATTGTGCTAGTTACTGCCCCATTTGAATCTTTTTTAATAGAATCAAATCCATCTTGAGATCTGACGGGACCTGAAAAAGTAGAATTTGCCATTTAAATCTCCTTGTCTTGGCTAATGTCAGTTACACGATGTAACTGTCAAGGTATTTATATTTTATAGTAATAAGGGGCAACTCGCAAGTCACCCCTTTTATTTTTTATGCTCCGGGTGAACCGAACACACATCTTGGATCAGAGAAACCAAAAGAATATCTTTCTCTTGCTTTAAATCTCATGTTCCCTGTATCAAAGTCAGCTTCCATAGAAGTTGCTAATGGTGATCTTTCAAACATTTTAAAACCATTTGGAGCGTCTGTTTTAATAAAAAACGCATCTGTATCGGTTAAAAAGTGATTGACTACTACACCATCTGGCAACATACCCATGTTACGTATAGCATTTACATCATTGTCTGATGTGCCTGTACGTAGAGTAGATGACATTAATCTATCAGCAATAAACTGTAGTGCTGGTGGAATAATTAATTTCATTCCACGTAACGCAACAATCATATTTCTTTCATCAACGAAATTTGAAATATCGATCAATGCATTCTCTAATGAAGTTTCATTAAGATCAGCTGCAGTTGATGGTTCGTTTGAAAACGTACCACCCATTGCTAAAGGATGATCTGTAGCACATAGCTCTTTGCCATCACCACCAGTAAAGCTTGAATTAAACGCATTGTTTAATGTAGAAGCAGCTTTTACCTGCTTTGTGTGTGACATTGAACGTGCTAACGCTCTTGTATAACGAGCGCCTAAACGATCATAGAGATTATCCTCTATTGCTTCTTCAGTTAATGCAAACGCTAGTGCAATTGTTTCATGCGTATAACGAGCAGTATATGCTTCGTTTGCTGTGTCGAACTGCACACCAGAACCTTCACTTTTTGTTGGTGCGTTACCAAAACCCACTAACATGACTTCTTCTTCAAATGCACGATCTGAAGTTTCTGTGTCATATATCTCAGCGTGTTCATCATCGTAACGCTCATACTCCATACCAAAAAGAGCATTAAGTCCTGGCTCTAACTCTTTTGCGAGTTGTGATCTAGAAATAGCCATTATCTAATCCCCTTATGCTAATCCGGCAGCTTTAGCGCCGAATATGTGGTTTTGTATCACTACATATACATTTGTATTTGCAGATGATACGTCTGAATTTTCTGGATCCTCAGAAATATCAATAGCTTTTAAGGGTAAACCAGCGGTTGTTGCCCCATCAGCTACATTTAATTCTGAACCAGCTAAACCTGTGGTGGTACTTCCTGCAGAAGTATACACTACATCAAAGTTTCCGAACAAGTCTGCAACAGGAAAAGCTGCATTTGCTTGAATTTCAAAGACAACCATTGGGTCGTCAATGACAAAAGCAATTATGTCAGAAGCATTTGTGCTTGCTGGGTAAAATGGGCTAAATACAGTTTCCTTAGTTGTAGGATCAGTGTATTGACACCCGTTAAATACGCCAACTATAGGAACAGTTCCTCCATCTGCATGGATTTCTACACCTCCACCAGTAACTTGGGCTACCATGTCACCAGTGAAAATACTTGTTCCGTAATTGGCAGCGATTCTATATCGGCTTTGACCCCCTGTAAAAGGTGTGCCTCCTATCCTCTTGACAGGACGCAAGCCAAAAGCAGCATCTTTATTTGCCATTTTTTTGTTCTCCTTATAAAAACAAATTAATCTTTAGTTGGTTTCTGTGACCCAAAGGTAACAGAAGTGCTTCGTTGTGGAGCCAGCTTCGGCATATTTGGATTGTTTTCACGCATCCAATCACGATCCACAGCCTCCATTTGATTTTGTGCCACATTTTGATAGTGTTTATTTCGCTGTTCTGCAATTTCTTCTGGTATTCTTGCCAATACTAAACCACCAACGCCTATAACGCCTGCGTTTTTACCTTCATCTATTACAGGTGCGTCAAATTCAGGATACTCTTCTGCTTTGACCAGTTCATACCCCTCTCTTCTTCTTTTGTGAACATTATTTCTATCATCGTATTCTAAAACAGATTCTCTAATCCACCGATGTTTATATCCAACGGGAGGTTCTGGAGCCTCTAATGTTGAAGGAGGTTTCCATTCTGTTGGTCGCTCTTCTTTTTGTCGAGTTTGAGATTCTCGTGATATTCTTTCAACCATTTTATTTTCCCGATTGTTTTCTATTTTCAATTTTTAACACTTCTTGAGCGTATTTTTCCAGAGGTATTCGCATTTTGTTTGCGAAAGCCACCTGACCAGGTGTTAATTGAACCTGTTTTTTCCGTCCAGATTTTACAGTCCGTCCATTAGACGCAGGAGTAACAGCTTGGACGTTTGCACGTTTCTCCTGAAATTTGTGTGGAAAGTTTTCTCTCATCCTTTTGTCAATCTCTGAATAATATTCATCAGTTGATGGATTGAAACCTTCTTCCAAAACGAGTTGTTCATGTATAGCTTGTGCGCCTCTTGTCATAACCCTATCTGCGTTAAACCATTCATTTTTGGATAACCAACTTTGTAGTTTAATATCGTCAGCAGGATTAGATTTAGGTTGTTGCTGTACAGGTTGTTGTTGAGTTTGCTGTGCTGGTTGAGCAGATCTTGCTTGATTCTCCTGCTCCATCCTTTGCTTTTGCACCCTTATTCTTTCTTCTTCAACAGCTAATTTTGACAAAATACTTTGAGCTTCTGCCTGTCTAGCATGATCTTGAGCTTCATTTGCCTCCTCAAGTATTTTCTTGGCTTGAGCTGTTTGACTCTTAACTCTGTTCTCATATTCAGTAACATAGCCTTGATCTAGCTGTTGCAAACGACTTTTAAGTTGTTCATTCTCATTTTTTTGTTGTTCTGCATATTGGTAAGCAGCCTGCGCTTCTTCCAAGGCTTGCTTTCTTTTAGCTGTAAGCTGATTAATTCTTTTTTTGACGTTATCACTATAGGATTCAAGCTCAGTATCTCCCTCTTGTTCTGGCGCTGCAGTTTGCTCTTCCTGAACAATTGTTCGGCTTTCATCTTTTTTTACGTCTTCTTGATCATCCACAGCTGCATCAACAACTATGGGAGCTTCAACATTTTCTTCTATATTTTCTTGTGTTTCTACAGACATTTTTATACCTCAACTACTTTATACATAAGAAATATCTTTGGGGTCAAGTATTTTCGCAATAACATTGTCATCATTTATGATACGAACCTCAAGATCTTCCACTTTAAACCTGTTTCCTGCATATCTTCCCATAATAATCCATTCTTTTTCACTGCACCAGGCACCAGAAGGGAACTTATTAACGTCTTTATATGCATCAGGTCCACACTTAATGACATATGCTGCAACTGTTGCAAAACTCTCACGATCTCGAGTTTCATCAGGTACATATACACCACCTTTTGTTTTTTGATTCATGTAATAGGGTATAACCAATAGTCTGTAACCTGTTGGCTGTGGTAGCCTATCTATAACAGATGTTTCAAACTTTGAGGGGTCTTCAGAGTTTTTAGACTCTTTAGTTTTGAAAACCTTTGGTGGTACCTTTGGAACCATCCTATCAGGCACAAATAATTTTTTATTCATTTTCTAACTCAATACCTTTCATCGCAGCTTTAATTAAATCTTCAACATAGGTCATGCCACGTACTTGACCTACTGTGAACCGATAGTTTTCTATAGTGTCTATCGAACCATTCACCAAAGAATCAGAAAAATCTTGCTTTCTCTGGCGTATGTCTTTAAGCAGATATTCTGCCAAATGTATTGCATCCATCATATTAATTCAAAATGTGGACCATCAATAAAAGGTCGTCTACCTTCGCTACGCCTTAAATCAATGTAACTATTCATGGCACCTTCCATAGTGCTATTCCATTGAGCAATATTCCCTATACTCCATGCTGCACCCCATTTAATAGCAACATTATGTGTTTTAGCAGCTTTAGCCATTGCATCAGCAATATCATCATAAAGATTTAATTCCCAAGATGCCCTTGAACCACTTCCATCATTAACATAAGCCATAAGGTCTACAGCGTGTGAAAAACCATCAACCTCTTGAGGTAAATGTTTGCTATTCATGGTCTGTGAAGCTCCAGATTTAACCAACTCAGCCTGCTGACTTTTCGTTCTAGTGCCACAAATCACACCAAAGTCCACCTTACTCCATTCTATAGCAGAGGTAACACACTTTACCATATCTGGATGCACACCCTCTAATCGATCCATAGATCTTTGACTTAATTTAAAACTCATTTCTTTTTCCCTTTTCTTGTTTTCTTTTTAACAATCGTCTTAACATTTGTTGGCTTTCCACCAACTCCTTGTGGCTTTGCTCTTTTACGAGCTACAGCACTTTTTATTTGTGACTTAGACATAGCGTTTGCTTTACTTCTAGGAACACATTTTGGATAAGCTCTTTTAGACTTTGTTGCAGATTTTCTACCACAAGATTGAAATTTGCCTTTTTTCTTTGGCGCTCCAATATCTACCCAATCGCCTTTAGGACCTTTACCAAACCATTCTTTAAGTCCACCAGAAGGTTTTGCCATTTACTTATATCCTCCACCACGTTTCTTATAAGTACGGACTAACCATGCATTTGCATAGGCACTTGGATAAACTTTAAATTTTCTTTTGGCTTCTGCTTTTACTCTAGCGTATAAAGATGGATTTGTTGGTGTAGCTCCACCTTTTTTTTTCTTAGTTGTTTTCTTCTTTTTTTCTGCCATTATTTTTTACCTCCAAAAAATTTAGTTACTGAGCGAATACCAAGAGAACTAGCTATGACAACTCCAAAAGAATATGTATACCAACTTGGGGCCTGTTGAATAGCATCAAAACCTTTAAATGCCATTTCTCTTGTTGTGTCACTAATGAAGCACATCAGGAAAGGCAGGGACATCAAAATTACAACCCATTCGTCCTTCCAGCTGGATTGAGTAGCTTTTATAGCTTCAAGATCCCAATCAATCTCACCTGTCAGTTGCTTCTTTTGTATTTCAGCTTTTATTTTTTGAGTCTGTACCTTACCATCAACATAACTAGATGCTAAAGAACCTATTGATTTAACGATAGTTAAAATCATTTTTTAACTCTTTTTGTGTTTCTTCCTAAGTTGCTCTTTGGCTTTTTTGGCAACTTGCGCTTGCTTGTTTTTGCCTGCGACTTTTGCCCTTTGTTCCAAAACAGTAAGAATTTGAATTTTCCTAGCGTAAGGCTTATTAATGTTTTTAACTTTCCTAACAGTAGCTTGAGCATCTGCCAAGGTAGCATACTTAATTGATACAGTATCTTTAGGATTTTCATCAGTATATAATCTCCTTCCAGAACCTTTTGGTTTTTTACCTGTTCCTACTTTTGGATCTTTTCTTTTTGCCATTTTTGAGTAGACCTTTTAATGTTCTTGCTTGTGATGCATGAGTTTTCGAGGCTTTATTTAAACCTTTAACGACTTTTTTAACTTTTCTTTTGTTTCTATCAGTAAGCATTTTTTTTCTCCTTTTGCTTGGAGCTTTCGTAATTTGTTTAGACATATGACTTCTAGTTATCGCCACAAGATAAACCTCTCTTCTCTCTTAACTCATCTAAGTTACCACTTTTTGAACCACCAGCATAAACCCAAGCATAACCTAAATCTGTCATATCTCTGTTTATACTTCTATTATCATCAAATAACCAACCTAACATTCTACCATATTTACCATCTTTTTCAGTTTTAACAATTAAATTCTTACTAGACTCTAATCTCATAGCTAAATATTCTTTCGCATCTATGCCAAGTTTTTTCTCTTCCTCATCTCTAGTTCTAGTTTCTGGTGTATCAATACCTGCTAATCTAATACGTTCTTTTTTAGTCAAACTAAAACCTAAATCTATTTCAACATCAACAGTATCACCATCAACGACTTTTACAATTTTTTTTACAGCATATTCATACATTATTTTGCTTGCACAGATAAATCATTGTTTCTTTTACTATAAGCTGTAGCACCCATAAATACAGATACAACAGCAGCTTGTGACACAAAAAACGTGTTTAAAAAGCCACTAAATAAATTAATTCTTTCTGGATCTACAAACGGAGTCATCATGATAGCTACAAATACAACCATAGAACCCATAGCAAGCCAAGCCATCATACGTTGTTGATCTTGCATCTTATCAAGGTTTTCATTCATATTTCTTTGATGTTCAAGCTGGGCTACTTTATGAGCCATAGCCATTTCTCCATCACTGATCTCACCATCATTATCAAGATCAAACTTTTCGTATTGAGAACCTTTTTGTAATTTTTTCTGTACCATACTTTATCCTATTTTATAAAAAGCCATTTTGGTGGAAAAACAGTTGTCCAATAATAAGACAATAACACAAGAAAAATAAATATTAAATCTTTCTCACTCATTTAACCACTCATTAAAACTTGGACTTCCCCTTTCCATTGCATTTAATAATAACGCACCAAAAACAGTAACTGCAAGACCAACTACAAGTAATATACCTATTCCTATGGCTACCATCTCCATCATCTCTTCTTTTTTCTGTTGTCTTTCTTTTGCCATCTGCTTGGCCTTTTCTTTAGCCTCCTGAATACGCTTTGCACGTAGATCAACAATGGATTTGAATGTACCATGACCAAACCTCTGATCAATAAGGACTGACATATTATAACGCTCCTCTGCAGCCAATTTAGCATTTATAACCTCTGTAGCGACATTTTTAATACCAAGTTGGTCCTTAATACCCATTCCTGCTTGTTTATTTCTTTGAGCATTTATCTGTTGTTCCCCATCTAGTAAATCATCTATAGCACCAACGATATCATTTACATCTTTTGCTGTGTTAATAGTAGATTTTATAAATTCCACGCTTTGTTTAACAAGATTAATACCAGTGACTATATCTCCTAGAACCATTTAACATTATTTCTTTTTCTTGGTGGTTTTCTTTTTTTTAGTCTTAGATACCTTCTTCTCGACCCAAGCTTCATCAACCTCTGGTGTATCAGGATTATCAGGTATAAAGTGGCCTTTTTCATCTCTGGCTCTTACCATGATGATTTCCTCACCAGACTTTGCAGCCTCTTCTTTTTTTCTTTGATCTATTTTTTCTTGCTTGATTCTTCTAGCATATTCTTGATTTATTGATGACATAATCTATCCTTTCCTTGATGCGTTAAGTGCAGCGATATCTCTTTGTGTTTGTATTCTATCTTCTGCTACCCTTGTTTTTTCATTCAATGCTTGTTGAGCAATGTTAATTCTTTCTCTTTCTAACATAGCATCTGTTTGTTCACTCTGCTTTTGCATTTCTTGCTTTTGTTCAAACTCTCTTTCTTTTCTTTGTATATCAGCACCTTTCAATGATAATTCTTGCTTTCTGATTTCTACAAGAGGATCACCTTGATTTGGCGGTGTAACTGTTTGAGCATATTGTTCAATCATCTCACCAATAAGCTTTGATGCAACAGCTTGAACTTGTATTTGTATCTGTTGTTGCATATTAGGATCTTGCTGTAACATTTGCTGTTGCTCAGGTGGTATTTGACTCATTACCTGCTCTTGAGCCTTTTGTTCAGCTAATAAACCTATATGTTCCTGTATATGGCCTTGTAAAGCAGCTGCTATCGCTACATTAGCCTGCACTGGTGGTGTAGCCATAATCGCCAAATGAGCCTGTATATGCGCCTGATGATCTTGCATAGGGAATGCTTGCATCGGTTGCCCCATCAAGGCATTCTGGTTTTCTTTGGCTGGATTTAAAGGCTGTGGTTGAGGAGGTGGTGGCAAAATAGCATCAATGTTAGATACACCAAGAGCCTCGTACATATTTCTATAAGCATGATATAATCCTTGTGGTCCACCATGAACTTGTGGATTTGATTGTACTAGTTGCAATTGTGTTTGTGCTAATGTCACTCTTTGTGACATAGAGAATATATTTGGATCACTTACTGGTAATATATCGATCCTAGCATCAAAATCCTGTATTTTAATCATAGGATTAGATCCTACAGAATATGGATATGGCTTAGGATTATTCGCAAATATATTAGATAATAAACGAAACTCTATCTTTTGTGAGTAATGAAGGCGCTTGTGTATGGCTGACATAACTTTCGTACCACGCTCCATAATAGCCATCGTAGTACCAACTGGCGTTTCTCCCCCCATTTCGCCAACTTTCATATCAGCCATTGACGCAAATCTCCTCCCTGCGTCCACAAGCGTACCCATAAGCTGATATAGTGTGGCTGATGGCTCTTTAAAAGGTAAAGGCATTAATGAACTACGTATATCACCACTTGCTACGTCAATATCTCTAAATTCACCAGGTTGTAATGCACTATCTTCATCTCTAATCCTAGCCCCTCTAGATTTAAAACCTGCTGGTAAGTTACTTAAAGTTCCTGAATCTATTAATTGTCTAAGTATTGATGTAGATGCTTGTGCTAAACCACCTATCATATGTGTTAAACCTAAACCATAAAAGCCTAGACCTGGCATAAATTTAAAATGCACAAAATAGTCTTTCTTTCTTTTTAATGGATCTTGCTCACCATAATTACGTCTTATAGACAATATTTCATTTGTGTCTTCTAAGATCGTAACCACATAAGGTAATTTCAATCCTGTAGGCTCACCAGATGCATCCATATCTTCAAAGCCTTCAATATCCAAATCAGTATGAACTTCATAGATAGTTAGGTCTTCTGAACTTCTATTTGGTTGTACACCCTGTATTTCATTCACAGCTTCATCAATCTGGCTATATTCGGTATCATAACCACCAGAAGGTAAATCAATCTGCCTATAAAAGCCATTTAGCTGCATTTTAAGTATTTCATTAGAATCAAGCTTAATAACGTGCGTTGTTCTTGGACTTGTTAATAAATCTGTTGCTGAATATGGAACAATTAAATCTTCAGCGTGTATAAACTTACTTACTGCCCTTTGTAACAAAGGATCAAAATATACTTTCTTAAATGTAGAACCTACAACAGGAAGATAAAACAACATTTGATCTAATTCTGGATCATATTCTTCCATCTCATAGGTAATCATATAATTCATGTAGTCCTTGATTCTCTCAGCTTGGAGAGAAAGCTGTGGGTTAGGAGAACCAAGGATCTGTGTTCTAACAGGACCACCAGAGGGTAACATCTCTCTGTATGCCTGTGCTTGAAACTGTGTAACGGCTTCTGACAGTAATGGATGAATAACGCCAGCTGCACCTTCAAAAGGTTGCGCTCTATCCTCATATTGCATACCCAAAAGCTCTAAACCTTTTTTGTATGAATCCTCCCATTCTTGCCTAGAGGATTTATCATCATCAATACTTGCTGTTAGTTCTGATGCTATGCCTTTTAAAATAGACTCGTCTAAACTTTCTGCTATGTTGCCATCAAAAGGAACAGTAGTAACTTCTATTTCTTCTGAATACTCTCCAACAATCGCACTACCATCATCAAATTCTGTAATATTCGGCTTTTTATTTGCTTCAACGACATCAATCATCGCTTCCTGTAATTCTTTAGAGGGTTGATTAATATTATCTGGTAAACCACCGGGACCTGTTTGTGCTTCTATTGCCATTTTATTCTCCTTGATGAGGTAGAGGTGGCTCGACTGTGGGAAAGGGAGGACACCACAGGAACTGCTTTGTGTACCCCTACCTCAATGCGTGTTTGTTTAAAACAAATCATTCTTATTTAACACCACTAAAACTTGTTCCAGCTATAGCAGCACCTCCTCCTCGGCATTGCTTTGATGAATTTTTACCTGATGGTTTGACTGGCTCAACCTCACCACCATATTTCATCATTTTAAAATCAGCACCAGATATTTTACCATCTTTGTTTTTATCTAATTTATATTGTTTACCTGTTAAAGCCATATTAATCTCCTAATAATATTCGTATCGGGTTGGTTTATATCGATCTTCATCTTCATAGTCAGAGGGTGTAATAATAAATCCACCTTGTCTAAATCGTAGTATAGCTTGTGTCATGCTATCTGCCAAGTCATCATATTCACCATTTGGAAAAGAAGCACATTCTTCTACAACTTCTTCTGCAAAATTTGTATCTGGTCGCCATACCATACCACTTTCAAATACTGGAGCGCAAGCATTCATTCTGGTAAATTTATCAGAACCTCTACTCGGAGTAAAAGGTGTTACAGCAATACCCATACGTCTAAGCTCCTGTGTTAAAGGTGTACCACTGGCTTTTTGCTCTATCAAAATCATGTCAGGATCATACATCTCCTCTAGTTCCTGTGCTTTATTCTTTAGCTCAGGAAAGTCCCATCTTCCACGAACAGCATCTAACAATACAATCGCTTCACCCTCACCATCTACAGGTTCAAAAATACCCCATGTGGTAATCGCACTATAGTCAGCTCTATCTGATTTACTAAACGCAGTATCGTAACTTTGTATTACATAAGAACACATGGGAGGTTCTTTACTCTCCCATATCTTCCACCATTCTCTTTTGATAATCGCTCCCTCTTCTGCTGTAGGATTCTGCATATACTGTGCATTCCATTTCGCTACAGGAATAGAAGCCTTAACACCCTCAAGCTCATCCAAGTTCCAGAACTCAGGCCACAGAGGTTTACCAGATGGCATAATCGCAGGAAACTCCACTACTTCCCACGTATCTGCACCAACATCACTTTGCTTATTCAATACTTTAGCTGTTAAATCACGAATACTCCAACGAGTCATAACAATAATTAAAGATCCACCTGGCTGAAGTCTTTGCCTTGGACCTGACGTATACCATTCGTAAATATTATCTAACGCTGTAGAACTCAAGGCATCTTGCTCTGAAACTGGATCGTCAATAATACAAAGGTCAGCGCCACGCCCAGCAAGAGCGCCACCGACACCCACAGCGTAATACTCGCCACCACTCGAAGTAGACCATCTGCCAGAAGCTTTTGCATCCGTAGCGAGTCTGACTTGTGGGAATACTTCCTTAAATTCAACCGAATCGATAAGGTTTTTAACTTTTCTTCCGAAACCGACAGCCAGTTCTGCCGTGTGTGTCGCTTGAATAATTTTTTTCGTAGGATCTCTACCCATGAGCCAAGCTGGGAATAAATAGCTGGCAAACTCAGATTTAGTATGACGAGGGGGCATATTAATAATAAGACGCTTGATCTTACCATCTGCAACATCCTGTAACTTCTGAGCATATATTTTATGATGCTTGCCCTGTATGAAAGAAGGCCAAACAGATCGTACAAATTCAAGAAAGTTTTTTTCCTTCTGTTGCCTAGAATCCAGTTGGTTAAGACGCTCCACCAAAGGCGCTATTTTGGCAAGCTCATCATCTGTAAAATACTGACTAAAGTCCTCTATTTTAGACATTAACTATATGCAGAGATAAACTTATCAATTGCCATATTTAGACCTGGCGAAACTGCACCTCCCTGTTGGTATCCACTCGCTTTCATAATATCTGTAATGTTCGTTGTATCAGGCGTGAAAGCTTTTGGGGCTGTTTTATCTTCATCGATGTCTAGAAACTTCTGTAAATCTACAGCAGCTGATTGACTAGGATCAATGGATAAAGCTGAAAAATCTGGCATATCTGTTAAAAAATTTGGATTGTAAATATCTGTTGATGCTAAGGGTGTAAAACTAGGATTGAAACTAGCGTCCACTGTTCTTGTTGATGGCACTACAGTTTCCTGCTCTATTTGTGCAAAGGGCGATATAGGTGTCG